AGACACTTCCTGTCCGCCTTAGCGCGTTTAGGGACGTGCTCCTTGCAGATATGGACCGCATCATAGCCCTTGCTAAAGAGGCTGCTGATGAAGTGAAGATCCGTGCTGCATGGACTCAGCTCTACGCTGCTCAAGCATGGGGCTGGTCGCCTAAGCTTATGATAGGCGCCATTGTTGGCGTTTTGACTAGCGCATCGCTTGGTTATGGCATCTACAAGATGTTCCGGAAGCCTGATGCGGAGTCTGATGATGACGACGACTACGTGTCTGAGCAAGGAAAATCACGAGGAGAAAAGAACTCCTCCCGCCGTGCCGCCCAGCGTGTTCGTAATAAGGAACGCTCCGAGAAGGCTAGCGGAAACAAGTTTGGTGGTCGCCACTCTAATCAGTACGCGCATACCACCATGCATAAGCAGTCTGCTGAGAGTGAGGTGATCTTTGATCGCCCCATTGATGCTGGTGTCTACAATAAGCTTACCAACGCTATATGTCGCATTAACCGCGGTGGTCGCTCGTTGAACGCTTTTGCCATTCGTGGACGCTCCTTGCTTGTGCCTCGTCATTTCTTTTGCCATCAGGGCGAAATCATTCCAGACGAGACTACTATCACGCTGACGTGCCCGTGGCGCCCTGAACCCCTTGAGTTTTTGTTTGACTCCAACCGCTTGTTCCAAGTGGAGGACGGACAGAATCTCTACCAGGACTACGCCATATATGAGCTGCAGGCTGTTGCTGGAGGCTTTGCCCCCAAGCCAAACCTTGTTAAGTTCTTTGCTTCTGACGTAGCGAGTGAGTCCATCCGCCTAGTGCGTGACGGGCTCGCCCTTGCAACACAGTGCACTGAAGAGCGTGGATTCTTACCTGAATTTCGAGAGGTTGGTGATATTTTGCTAGCCGATGGAGAGATTCGTTGGAATAACTCTACTGACGCACGTGTCAATCCCAACTCCGTTCTACGTTCTCGTCTTGAGTACGATGCAATGGAAGATGGGGACTGCGGTTCCATCATCATGCGCCTTACCAATGGCGTCGCTACGCTGTTAGGCTTCCATATCTTAGAGGCCTCACCTCGTGGGGATGATCCCTATGGTTTGGGTGTGTTCATGTCTCGAGAAGACCTTGAGTACGTCCTTGATGATGTTGCTAAGAAGTTCCACCCCTCGGGCTTGGCTGTATCCAGCGACCCAGACATTACTGGTAGGCCGAATAATTTTGACCTACCTAAGGGTGATTTCACCCCTATTGGCTGTGTTGACAAACCTCATACTGGACCTACTAAGACTAAGCTCCGACCATTTCCTGTGGTTGTGCCCGGCTTTCAAAGTCCAGACTATGGCCCCGCTGTGCTCAACAGTAGGGATCCTCGCCTTGCTTATCCTCGGCCCACTATGAATGGAATATTGGTTGGTGCCGCTGAGCGTAATTCAGCTGCTACTAAGCCCTTTCCGCTCGAGCACCGCCGTGCTGCGCGGGAATTCTATGCTGACTTCCTTTCACGCCACTACAAGAACTTTACACGTCGTAACCCAACGATGGATGAAGCTATTAACGGTGGACTTGACGTGGACCTCCAGTACTTTCCCCCCCTACGCATGGATACATCATGTGGACGCCCGTTCACGTCACGTATGCCTGATGGGGAGCATGGGAAAAGCTGGTTGTTTCACGACGAGCCGACTCCTGAAGGGGGCCATTTCTACACCATGTCTGACCCGGAGCTCCTTGAGCTTGTGGAGTTGGTTATTACCAACGCCCGCGCCGGTGTTCACACTGACGTGAAGTGGACGTCCTTCTTGAAGGATGAAGCCCGGAAGTTGGTTAAGATAGTAGCTGGTGACACACGCCACGTTACAATTAGCCCTCTCCACCTTAGTATCCCAATGCGCAAGGC